CCGTCGACGGCGATGTCAGCGGCCACGAACTCGCGCGCCTCTTGCAACAGTTCAATCCGGATTTCGTGACCATTGAATTGGTCGCCAGCCGGCCGGGGCAGGGCGTTTCTTCGGTCTTCAAGTTCGGGAAAGCGTTCGGCACCGCCATCGGCGTCGTCAACGCCCTGCGCCTGCCCGTCCATTACGTTTCGCCGCAACGCTGGAAAAAACATTTTCGCCTGTCCAGCGACAAGGAGGAAAGCCGCCGCATGGCTCTCGACCTGTGGCCGGCATGTTCAGAGCATTTCGCCAGAAAACGTGACGAGGGACGCTCGGAAGCTGCGCTGATTGCGCGTTACGGCGTCGAAGTCGCTTTCAAAAATTCCACCGTCGCCGACGCGGCGTGTGGTGCGGCGGGCGAGGGGGTCGGTGTTTCTCCGGCCGGCTCCCTCGCTATCGCGCCGCCTTAGGGGCGCCGGGGTGGTCTGCGTTCGGTAATGCGTCGCAGGCGGTTCCTTTCCTTCCCGCGTCTCTGCCCCGGCGCACTAATGGGAAGGGAAGAAAAGCAAAAGGAAAGTTCAAATGGCAATTTCTCTCGCTGACCTACGCAGCACGACGGCGACTCTGCCGCCGCGTCTGTGCATTTACGGGCCGGAAGGCACCGGAAAAACCACGCTCGCCGCGTCTATGCCGGCGCCCGTGTTCGCGCAGTTCGAAGATGGCACGCCCGGCGGTCTGGAATTGCAGACTTTCGGCACGCTGAAAACGCACAGCGACATGATGGATATTGTGTCGACGCTTTATTCGGAAAACCACGGCTTCAAAACGCTCGTCGTCGACAGCATGAGCGCCTATCAGCCGGCGCTGTTTGCCGAGGTCTGTCAGCGCCATGGCAAAAAGTCGATTGAAGATTTTGGCTATGGCAAGGGTTACACCCACGCCGCCGAGGTCTTCGGCGAGTTCATGGAAGGCATCAATGCCCTGCGTCGCGATAAGGGCATGATGATCGCTCTGCTGGCGCACTCGACTATTTCCAATTTCGACGATCCGGAAACGCAGTCTTATTCGCGTTACGACATCGCTTTGCACAAGACGCTGTCGGCGATGATCGCTCGCGACATGGACGCAATCTTTCTCCTGAAACGCAACGTGTCCGTGAAGACCCAGGACCAGGGCTTCAATAAGGAACGCACCATCGCCGAGGGCGGTGGACAAGTTTGGCTCCATGCGGAAGGCCGCCCGTCTTACGTGGCGAAAAATCGCTTTGGTTTGCCTGCAAAGGTTCGCATCGAAAAAGAGGCCCCTTTCGACGCGATCCGTGAATATCTGCCGGGCCTCAACACAAACAGCGATAACAGCAAAACATCGCAGAAAGCAGCGTAAAACAATGGCTACACTTGGAACAGCTTTCGACTTTTCGAACGTCGAGCAACCGGCGAGCAATTACGACCCCGTCCCGGCGGGAACCTATGTCGGCGAGGTCATCGCGACCGACATTCGCGACACCAAGGCCGGAACCGGCAAGTATGTCAGCTTGCAGTTCAAAATCACCGAAGGTGATTTCGAGAACCGCCGCGTGTTCACGAACATCAATTTCGTGAACCAGAACCAGACGGCGCAGAGTATTGGCCAGGCTCAACTCGCCTCGCTCTGCGCCGCCGTCGGTCTGAAAGGCGCGCTTGAAGATACTAGCGAACTCCACGACACGCCCGTTCAGGCGAAGATTGTTATCGAGTCAGACCGCACTGGCCAGTATGGCGACCGAAACACAATCCGCACCTTTCTGCCCCTGACGGCCCGCGCTGGCAACCCGTCGCCCGTCCAGGCGAAGGCGGCCCCGGCGTCCTCTGGCGGCGGCAACAAAGCGCCCTGGGCGAAATAACCGACTGAACTGACGGCTGGGCGCCTACGGGCGCCCACGCCACCCAACCCGTTCAAAACCCTGACCTTTGACGACGAGAACCTGTTCTCGGCGAACGACAGAGTCTTCCCCATGGCTAAGATTGAAAACCTGCAATCCCCTGTCGCTGCGGCGATAGAGAAAAAATATGAGGCCGCCCAGGTCCAGGCAGACAGCCCGGTCCTGCGCTGCTCCAAAATCGGCGAGGAATGCGACGCCGCCCTGTGGTTCGAATACCGCTGGACGACGCCGCTGGCCCGCCACAGCGGGCGCCAGGAGCGCCTGTTCGAAACCGGCCGGTTGGCCGAGGCGCGGCTTGTTCAAGACCTGCGCGACATCGGCTGCTTCGTTCAGGAGGTTGACCCCGACACCGGCAAACAATGGCGCGTGTCGTTCCTGAACGGCGTCATGGCCGGGTCTGCCGACGGCATTGTCACAGGCGTCCCCGGCGCCGAGAAGACGACGCACCTGCTCGAAATCAAGACCATGAACGACAAGTCCTTTCAGGACTGGCGCCGTCGCGGCACCGAACAGTCTAAGCCGACATACTACGCCCAGGTGCAAATTTACATGCACGGGTTGGGACTCGACCGCGCGCTGCTTCTCGCCGTCAATAAGAACAACGATGAGGTCGAAGCAGAGCGCATCAAATACGACCCCGCCGTCGCCGAAGCCATTGTCGAGCGCGCCAAGCGCATCGCCTATTCGGCGCACGTGCCGGCGAAGACGGAATCATTCGCCTGCAAATGGTGCAAGCATGAGAAGGTCTGCCGCTACGACGACTGGTCGCGCGCACATTGCAGAACGTGTTTGTTCTCTGAACTGACCGACGCCGGCGAATGGCGCTGCAATCATCATGGCGGCACCATCCCCGTCGAATACCAGGCCAAGGGCTGCGACAAACATTTGTTCATCCCTGACCTTGTTCCCGGCGAGCAGATCGACGCCGACGAAACGGCTCATACCGTCACCTACAAACTGCGCACACCGCTCGGCGATAGCGACATTTATGTCGACGGCGCCGAAACCAAAATCATCGTCTCGGAGGCTGCGGAATGAATGTCTTAGTAGCTTGCGAGTTTAGCGGGACGGTTAGGGACGCATTCATCGCCGCCGGCCATGACGCGATGTCATGTGACTTGCTTCCGACGGAAAGACCCGGCCCCCATTATCAGGGCGACGTTCGTGATGTCCTAAACTACCCGTGGGATTTGATGATTGCCCATCCGCCATGCACCGATTTATCGGTTTCTGGCGCAAGGCATTTCGAGGCCAAGCGCCTCGACGGTCGCCAGCAATCTAGCGCGTCGTTTTTCTTGATGCTGGCAAAAGCCGACATACCTCGCATCGCTATAGAAAACCCCGTGTGCGTCATGTCCTCTCTTTGGCGGAAACCGGATCAGGTTATCCAGCCCTGGCAGTTTGGACACGGCGAGACGAAAGCAACGTGCCTTTGGCTCAAAGGACTTCCGAATCTGCGCCCGACAAACATCGTCGAGGGCCGCGAGCAGCGCGTCCACCGCATGCCGCCAAGCGCCGACCGCTGGAAAGAACGCAGCAAAACATTCGCCGGGATCGCCGAAGCAATGGCGACGCAATGGAGTAAAGTGAAATGAAAACTCAAAACACATCACACGCCGTCATGGCGCAGCGTTTCGAACCGGCCGACAGCCTTGATTATTTCCCGACGCCGGCATGGGCCACGCGCGCCCTGTGCGAATGGCTCGACGTAAAGGGCAAAACCTGTTGGGAACCGGCGGCGGGTGAAGGCCACATGGTTCGCCCGCTGCAAGAGCATTTCGCCAGCGTCTACGGCTCGGATGTCCATGACTACGGCGCCGGCTTTGATGTCGTCGATTTCTTGCAGCCGTCGACGCTGTCGCCCGATTGGATAATTTCAAACCCGCCTTTTGCTCTGGCTGAACAGTTCGTCAAGGCCGCCACGCATCGCGCCAAGGAAGGCGTCGCCATGCTTGTGCGCACGTCTTTCCTGGAAGGCGTCGGGCGGTTCGAGCGCATCTACAACGTCACGCCGCCTGACATCGTTTTCCAGTTCGCAGAGCGCGTTCCAATGGTTAAGGGCCGCGTCGACCGGACGGCGTCAACCGCCACCTCTTATTGCTGGCTGGTTTGGTTTCTCAACACGCAATCCGCAGAGCCGGATGGGTTGACGCACCTTCACTGGATTGAGCCCTGTCGCAAGCGTCTCGAAAAGGATTCCGACTATGTCTAAATCGCTCCGCTACTATCAGGACGAAGCGAACGCCGCGACGTTCGAATATTGGAAAGCCAATGGCGGCAACCCGCTTGTCGAACTCGCCACCGGCACCGGCAAGTCGCTTGTGCAGTCGGCGCTTTGCAAACAGATTTTGGAAAAGTGGCCAGAGACAAACATTCTGGCGCTTTGCCACGTCAAAGAGTTGATCCAGCAAAACGCAGACGAAATGCGTGAGTATTGGCCAGAAGCGCCAATCGGCGTGAATTGCGCTGGCCTCAATCGCCGCGACAAGCATCAAAAGATCTTGTTCGCGTCTATCCAGTCTGTCGCGCGCGAGACGCCATCATCTCTTGGCGAGCGCCACGTCATCCTGGTCGACGAATGCCACCTCATCCCCGCCAAGGGTAACGGGCAGTATCTCAAACTGCTCGAACGCTTCCGCGAAGCCGTCCCCGGCTTGCGTGTGTGCGGCTTCACGGCGACGCCATACCGGCTCGACAGCGGCTTGTTGACCGAAGGCTCCGACCGCATCTTCGACGACATCGTCTACAGCTATGACATCGCCAGGGGCGTTGCCGATGGCTACCTGTCGCCGCTGGTCGCTCGCGCCACTAAGGAACGGCTGAACACCTCTGGCGTCGGTATGCGCGGCGGTGACTTTATCGCCGGCGCTCTCGAACAGGCCGTCAACACAGAGGCCATCACCAACGCCGCCTGTGACGAAATCGTCGCCAAAGGCGCCGACCGCAAGTCATGGCTGGCGTTCTGCTGCGGCGTCAAACACGCCCAGGCGGTCCAGCAGGCTCTCGTCGAGCGCGGCATTAAGGCGGCTACCATTCACGCCAACACGCCGTCTGGCGAACGTGACCTGTTGCTGGAAATGTTCAAGCGCGGCGAGATCCGCTGCTTGACCAACGCCAACGTGCTGACGACCGGATTCAACGCGCCCGGCACCGACATGATCGCCATGCTTCGCCCGACTATGTCGACCTCGCTGTATGTGCAAATGCTCGGCCGTGGCTCGCGCCTGGCGCCGAATAAAGACGACTGCCTGGTCTTGGATTTCGCCGGCAATGTGCGCACGCACGGGCCTGTGGATGATGTCAGCGTGACGGTCAAGAAAACCGGCGGCAAGGCGTCGGCCGGCGGCAACCTAACCAAAGACTGCCCGTCGTGTGACGCCATCATCGCGCGCCACCTGCGGGAATGCCCGGTCTGCGCTCACGAGTTCACAGTCGAGCGCGTTCCCAATCACAACGCCCGCAGCGACGCCGGAGTCACGGTCATGAGCGGAGCCGACAAAAAGCCGGTCGCCAAGAACGACGACTGGATTCCGATTTCGCGCGTCAACAGCTATCGCCACGTCAAGCAGGACGGCAAGCAGTCCGTGCGCGTCGAGTATGTCGCCGGAATGCGCGTCTTCAAAGAATGGCTGGCGTTTGAGCAGGGCGGCTTTCCCCAGGCAAAGGCCGAGCAGTGGTGGGGCAAGCTGATTAACACCAACACGCCGGCGACAATCTCGGAAGCAATCATGCGCCTGCACACCGAGAGCCGCATCGAGGCAATCCGCACCGTTCAGAATGGCGCCTATTTCAACATCGTCGGATGGCGCGTTCGCTACAACGAAACAAAAGTTTTCGAGTTCGACAAATGGCTTAACTCGAAACTGGTCGACCTTCCGAAGATTGCGAGGGCGTCATGAGCGATGCAGCCGTATCAAAGAACCGCAAGAAAACCTTTCCGCGCCATGACAAGCCTATGGTCATCGAAAGTGTGACGAGGATCATCAAGGCGTCGGAACGCGACAATGGCGAAGATTTCCCGCGCTGGCGTCGCACCCAGATTTCTCTCCCGCGCGTGCGCTGGTTAGAGCGTGAGTGGTCAGACAAATGACCGTCCTCTTTGGTC